ATTGGTGCATTTGTAAGGTGTGTATACTTGTTTGTATTGGAACTACCAGCATTTTCTCTGTTAAAGAGATTACCAACTTTATCAAATATCTCATCTTTTACCTGCTGCATTCTTTCAGAATTAACGAATTCTGATAGATCTTTTATACCTCCAACTTCAAAAACAGAACAAAGCACTGGAAACCCAGTGTTGAATGGTGCACCGTTTGTAGAAATAAAGAAGTTGCAGTTCACCGGGGAGTTTAGATCTTTTGATGTAAGATCATTAATTATCATTTTATTCCAGCCAGATGCTGAAAGGTCAATTGGATTTTCCCTCCTAATCCTGTCCTCTAAGGCTGTGCCTTCAATATAGGTTGAATAATGCCATTTATAAAATGCTTGCTTTGTTATACATTCAAAAGTATTTGTATCATCCAGTATATTTGATTGTAAAAATTGTGACTCAAATGCAGGGTCGGCGAAGGCTTTATTTATAACCGACAATTTAGCTTTTAATTTAGTTGGATCTTGACCTGACTTAGCTAAGTATTCAACAGCCAGTTTGTACAAAAGATTGTTAGAGCTTCCAATACCAACACCAACATCTATTTGTTTGCTTGAAGATTTAAAATCATTCAATCTTAAAAATTGAGCAAACTTTTGAAAATCTTCTTTCTGCTTGATTGGATCAGTATATGCTGTTTTATCGTTGGTTAGATACCTTGCACAGGCGATTGCAAATAAATTTTCGTCTGTATTGACATTCGTACTTTTTCCTGCACTCAAAAAAACAGAATCCCCTAAATTTGCAGTTGCAAACTTTTCAAAATATGTCTTTGCTCTAGTGTATATTTCTTTTGTTAATGCCATTAATTTACCTTATTAAAAGAGCTTCTAATCTTAGTTGGAGAGTTACTATTTAAATAGTTTTTCATCAACCTGGAGTAGTTCTTCTCTAGTGAAGACAAGCTTGTGCTTATTTTTGTGGTTTTTGGCATTGATTTGCCGATTGCACTTGCTAGTTTAACAGATTTGACAGTTGTTCCTTTTGCTGTTCCAGTGATTGGTCCGTTTGGTGCTGTCCCAGTGACAACACCTTTAAACTTATGAGTATGATCTGCAAGTTCCTTTTTTAAGTTTTCTACATCCTTATTTAGCTCGCGAATTTGAGAGGTTGTCTGTCTAAGAATTTTAATAAAGTCTTTCATAAATTTAACTAAATTTTCACCTTTAACCATTGATTGTAAATCAAAGTCTTTACCTTCTGTTTTATCGCCCGATATTAAATGTATGCCACCGTAGACATTTGGATTTTTTGCACCGTTTGCTAGAAGATATGGAACACCGCCTGACCTGATTTCAACTAGCTCACTAGCCTTCATAGCAACGATATCTGCTTTATTGTAAACTAAAGATCGAGCATTATAGTTCCCATAATCTGTCATGGAAGATGCTACGACCGAGGCGGCATCTGTTGGGGTTGGGAAAGCAACTCTAATTGGTGCACCATCCTGTGGTGACCCTGGATCGTTGGCAGTCACTAAATGCCCTAGAACACCCGCAATTAAGCTTACCTGGGGTTTAGTCTGATAAGTCTTATCATGCCCCATAATCATTGCTGCGGGCTTGTTCTCGTGGACTATTGGCTTAATGTTGTAGTCTGTCTCAAAAACAGGCATTGGGTGTCTGTCTGCTTCTTGAATATATTCAATAGGGCTGGCGACATTTACCACATCATTGATGATTTTTC